CGAACGGATTCAATGTTCGGCAGTGGTCGATTCTCGGGGCCCTTGGTATTACCAAGGCGCCTGGAAAGCTGTGGTAGCTAGGGAGCTAGCCATAGCACACGATCCAGCAGCTATTCGGTTGTTGGAACATCTCAGCAAGGACGACGCCCCATGTTCACAGATCCACAGTCAGTTACGATCGTGCCAGCTGGCGCGGCTTCATTGCCGCGTGTCAGCAGTGGCGTTCGTAGCGGTGAGTTTTCTACCGCTGACGGAACCATTGTTCTGTCAGTTGCGCATTCCCTCGGGAAGCGCGCTCGCAGAACGGCACGAATCGTGCACAAGAAGAACGCTCCGGACCCTCTGTTCCCAGCGACGAACGTCCCGTATTCCATGACTTTCTATGTCGTGGCGGACGTCCCTCTCACTGGGTACACGGTTGCGGAGCAGAAGGCCGTCATCGACGGCTTCCTAGCCAACATGCAGGCGACTTCTGGTGCCAACATCACCAAGTTTCTTGGTGGCGAGAACTGACCAGCCAGTGCATGAGATTTATCACTGGCTGTTGCGGACTCCTGCTTACCGTGGCTAGCCTGAATTTAGGCGAACCACGGCAGGTAGAGCTCCGTGAATACGGGTCAACGCGAGTCGTGGACGTGGTGCAAGGATCCTTCGACCTCCCATTGAGGGGGCGCGGTGAAAAGCCCCATGCCGCTCTTGCTGTCGGTCCTCGATGATTTGGGGACCATGTGTCACACAAGCACCATCCGCGACGAACAAACTCTCGCGGAGAGAGTTGAACACGAGGGGTTGTCGTTTTTGACGATAACCCTACCGCAGTTCGGGAAGGACTTCGAAAAAAGTCTCGACCTGGGTGCGGTTGGCTCCAACCAGTTTGCCGGTTTCCGGCGGACTGGGGGTCTCCCCCGATTTCTCAGGGGTTTCCTTTGCCATGTGTTCGATTCTAGTACGGGCAAGCTGCTCAGTGAACCCTCCACGGTACATATCTGGGCGGTGCGTCAGCTAACGCTGATGTTCGCCAAGATCGACCTGATGTGCACGGATGCACGTCGGGACGCCGCAATAGGAGGCTACATTGAGTGTGAACAGGAAGTTCGTGATGCCGACGCACGGCTGGATCCAGATCGGATTCGTCGTTTCAATCGCGTCGGTACTTTGCTTTGGGCTCCTCTTCTTTCCGCTGTGGACGAACTTGTCTTCAGTGTGGGAGGGGAAACCCGCCAACTTGGCAGGCTCATCCCGAAGCACGGCCCCGGTAAAACTGCCGACAGACTCCGTGGAAACGGAAAATGGAGGCAGCGAGAATGGACCGATCGGTTGGAGCAAGTGTTCCCTTCTGGGGAGCATCTTGTACCCAACTTTAGGTACCACTCTCACATCTCGGAGTTGCACTTCCTTGAACCCGGCGCTGAACGACCCGTCAGGGTCGTCACGGTGCCTAAGACCCTCAAGGCTCCCCGGATCATCGCCCAAGAACCTGCTTGCATGCAATTCGTGCAGCAAGCGTTACTGGGCGCACTCCGGCGTGCCGTCGAAGCGGATGACTTCGCTCGACAGCTTATCGGATGGGATGAGCAGATGCCTAATCAGCGTCTTGCTCAGGAGGGCTCTAGGAATGGAACCCTCGCTACCCTTGACCTCTCAGAGGCCTCCGATAGAGTCTCGAATCAGCACGTACGAAACCTGCTTCGAAACCACAGCTCCCTTGCGGGGGTCGTGGACGCAAGCAGGTCGAGGAAGGCTGATGTGCCTGGCCATGGTGTAATTCGCCTGGCCAAGTTCGCGTCTATGGGTTCAGCCCTCACGTTCCCGTTGGAGGCCATGGTATTTGCTACCGTGATCTTCATGGCTCTGGAACGAGGGCTCAGCAGCCCACTCTCGCAAAGGACCATCAGGTCCTACGCGGGACAGGTGCGTGTCTACGGGGACGATATCATTGTCCCCGTCGACTGTGTTGGTCCAGTGATTCAGGCACTCGAAGCCTTCGGGCTCAGAGTGAATTCCGACAAGTCCTTTTGGAACGGCAAGTTCCGCGAGTCTTGTGGGGGAGATTACTACGACGGAGAATGGGTAACCCCTGTTCGCGTAAGAAAAGATCTCCCTCAGTCACTGGCTGACGTTGAGCAAGCC